CATCGCCCATGTTGAATGCTGTGCCTGTGCCACCAGTTGCTTTAGTTAGATTAACACTAGTTGAACCTTGTCCAAATGATCCTTGCACTGTGACTGTGCCTAAACTGTGTGTTGCTGTTCTAAAACTTATTTCTGGTATCTCTATGGTAAAATCGTTCACACTGGTTTTTGCTTTGGCAATAAAACCTTGTATCTGTTTGAAATCTGCCACACTGAGACTGACCAATTCCAATGTGCCTTTGAACAATGTGGTTGCCGCTGTGCTTCTTATAATTCTGCCCGATGCAGTTTTTGTAACAGCAACTTCATTCTGTTGTTTGAAATTGACTGCTCTAAATTGTATTGGTGTTGCATTTTGTAAAATGCTTGAACTACCGTTGAATGCTCCTATGCTTGCCATTATGCTGTGATCCCTTCTCTTCCTTGTCTGTTCATTGCTTCATTGATAACGCCCACAATTGTTGATCTTCTTTCCAACAACAGTTCGTCAAAACCTGTTGCGTCCACAGTTTCAATATTGAAGTTCACTGTGACTTGTTTGCCCATTGCACCATTTGGCACAATTTGTCCACCTGCATTTGGTACAAACATTTCTGGACCTGTTTCTCCTACCAAGTATGGTTGTCCTCCAGCAACTGGTCCACCTTTTTCTCTTGGACCTGTGTATGAAGTTGATTTAATTTTTGCAATTTGTACTGCACCTGTTGCCGCAATCAATGCCGCTTGTAAAAATGCACCTCTACCCAACGCAAACATCACACCTTTTGCTGTGCTGATAATTGTTTCAGATATTGCAACTGCTTTTGCTATTTTAAATGCTTTTTCGTTGATTTGTGCCAGTTCGCCCAACAATTCTTTACCAAGTGCTGTGTTTAAACCTTTTTTGTCTTTGCCAAATGCAACTTCAATGTCTATTTCTTTTGCTTTGCCTTGTTTAATTAAATCAATTACATCACTTTGTTCTCTTTCTCTTCTATTTGCTTCTGCTCTTGCGGCATCTTCTCTTATTTTTGTGATTGATGTTTGATATTGTTGTTCACTAATTTTTTTCTTATTTCTTAATATTTCTAAATTGGCAACTTCTTTTTGCATTGCAACAACTTCAGGAGATTCAAACACATCACCGCCTACTTTTTTCATAATTGATGGTAACGCTTTTTCTGCCGCCGCAACTTTTTTTAATTCTTGTTCTTTTCGTATAAGTTGACGTATTTCTTTTTCTTGTTCTGCAGTCATGTCTTTCAACACGCCATGCTTTAATTTGTATATTTCAGCATCTTCTAAATTGGCAATGGCATTTGCCTCAAGTGCTCTTATAGAATTATGTAATTTGTCTGTAACTTTTTTTGTAGCACTTGCCACTGCTTCTTGTTGTTGTTCTAATTCTTTTTGTGCCATACTTGCTTCTGCTGACACAGTTGGCACTTCACTCATTTCATGCATGAAGTCTTCAGTTGCTTTGGCGCTTTCTTCTACTTTGGGAGTTAAAAAACCAAACTTTTCACCCAATTTTTGTAATTGATCTTTGAATAAAATGATACCACCTACTGCAACTGTGGCAAGGAAGAATAGAGGGTGTTTCATAAACACTACTCTTGATGCGGCAACTGCCGCTGTCAGACCTTTAAGAACTGTGCCTGTGCCTAACAATGCAATTCTTAACGCATAAACTTGCTTGACAAAAAGTCCTAGTGCTAACACTTTAATTGCATTTTTTAACAATGTAAAATTATCTTTTACAAATAGTATTGCATTACCCAATGCTGATCCTATTTGGTTTGCTAAATTTGCCGTGCCTAAAGTTGTCTTTGTAATTTCTCTTGTGACTTCTGATAGTGCGGCAGTTAATCCGCCTTCACCCACTTCATCTGCCGCAATGGCAACAGCATCTTGTAAATTAGAAAATGCACCTGAAAGTGTTTTGGCACTACGTTCAATACCGCCTTTAAATTCTTTTGCACCAATTTCTTCTACAAGATTTACAATGTCTATACCATTGTTTCTTATTTCTGTTGTAGTACCTCTGAATATAACTTTTAACTTGTCACTTTCAGTTTTAACCTTGATACCAAGTTGTTTAAGCATTTCAAATTCACCAGTAGTGGCATTGAATACTGCTTTGGCAACATCGTCCAGTCTACGACCCATACCAGCGGCAATGTTTCCTATGTTCAACATGAACTGTTCAGTTGGCACAAGACCTGCGTTTCTAAATGTTATAAACGCATTGGTCACTTCATCCAATTGGAAAGTTGTGCCTGCTGTGAATTCTTTGATTAGGTTAAATGATTTACCTGCCGCCTGTACTGAACCTTCCACAGTGACAAGTGTTGCTCTTAAATCTTCAAAGGTTCTAATGGTGTTTACAAGTCCTCTGACTACTCCAGCAGTTCCAATGGCAATCAACGCACCTGCGGCAAGTTTTGCCAAACTTCTAGTACGTCCAAGACTTTTGTTAAGTCCTTCTACATTACCTTTTGCTTTACCTAATGCCGCCCCTGTTTTATCAACGACGACTAGTTCTAGTCTTACTTGCTCCGCCATGGTTCATTCCTTTTTTAGCGTTGTCATGCTGTATTTTAAAATATGAGGCCCATAATTGGATCTCTAGGACACTGAACTGCATGACTTCTTCTATTGATTTGCCTAGTTCTTTTGCTATGTGCATCAACAGAAATAGTTCTGTGTCCTCTCTTAGTTTTTTTCGACATCCTCCTGTTTGTATTCGGATGTGGCATTGTTTAAAGCACTTGCTACCTTGATTAACGTTGAAGGATCTGCTTCATTCATTAATGTTACTTTGTCAAACTTATGAAACATAGGTTTGCCATCTGGTGTTAGTGCTTTGTTGATCACAGACTCAACCAGTGCTTCTACTGTTTTGCCTTGTGCTTGTAAATCTATAATTTTAGATTCTACAGCGAACGAATAAACTGGTTTGTAATAGATATCAGTTTTCCATTCATCAACTGTAAGTTTTAAAAGTTCACCGTTCAACTTTTGTTTGAAGTGACCTTTAATATTTTCTAAGACTTTAGTCATTATATTTTTCCTTTTGTTTTAAATGCCTTAATGGTTGGCCTTACTATACCATTAGGCCGTTGTCGACTACGCCCTCGTTCCAGCAGACCAATGTAAGGCACGCGATTGGTGATTCTGTGTTCTTTTTGAACAAAGTTTCCAGCAGATGGATTTCTACCCACCTTCTTTTTCCAACCTCGTCTTGCTCTGCCTTTATCAATAGGTGTGTGTATTTTCACCTCTTGAAAAATTCTTTCTGCGACGCGGTCTGACACTTTTCCTAGTTGCCTTTGGATCCGTGTGAAGACCGCATCAAGATTGGATATTTTACCTCCAATCATCAGTATTATATTGTTTCTTCGTGTAGTACGCCAGTTCCCTGAAAACTACATGAAACAGTGACTAGATCATCAAAACTTGCTGTTCTAGAAACTGAAGTAACAATTATGTCTCCAACATACTTTACGCCTGTTGCCGCTGGAAAAAATTCCACGGAAATTGCCGCGTCGTTTGCCGGATCAAATACAGAAGCACTTGTTTGTGCTGTGTCGTACATGCACTCCATTGTGCCTGTAAATTGGTTCAGTCCTGATTTATAAGTTCTGCTACCGTCGCCCATTCGTGTGTCTTCTATAACGTCTTTTGTGTGTTCAATTGTCCAAGATCTTACTTCTGCTACTTGAGTAGAAGCACCACCTGAATCATCTCCAAACATCACTTTACCGTTTTCACCTGTTAGTGTTGCCATCGTTGGTCTCCTCTTTTAGATTGTTAATTTCCCATTCAATATCGCTCATGTCTTCTTCTGAGTCTATTACATCTGGGGTTTTGTGGTTGACTTCTGCTTTTGCTTTGATTTCAACCTTTGGCAGAAGTTTTTTCTTCGACTTGAGTTTTTTTACTGTTGTTTTTTCAGTTGTCCAACCCTCCTCTAGAAATCTGTCTAGACGATCTGATTCTATAACGTGTCTTTCAGATCCTCTATATATTGTTGTGTATCTTGCCATTATACTGCTCCTTTAGTAAATGAATATCTCACGTCCGCCGTTATCAAAAACTCTCCCAAGGGTGGCGTACGATCAATTATTTCAACTGTTCTAACACGTGTTGTTGATGCTTGGGATGCCGCAAGTTCGCGTGTTCTATCTGAATTCAACGTTTCTTCAATACGTTCAATCAATTCATTTCTTTTTTGATCCACTGTGATGATTTGTGCTGATCTTCCATCTGCTCTTACAAAACCACGGATCGTTATTTCTATAACACCTCTCCTGCCGCCACCCATCACATTGTCTTCTCTGGTTTCATTACCAGTTGTGATTAGTAGTGCAGGAAATTGTGTAATTGCTAATTTTTCTACGTCGAATGGTTCGCGTGTGACTAGGACAGGTCTAGGAGGTGTCATGTCCTGTAAAACTGTTTCGATATTTTTTGCTATATCTTCTCTGTTACTCATTTGTTACCTTTTCAAGCGGAGATAATGAGTAGGTTCCTTTTCAGCATCCGTGATATTGCCTGAAGAATCGTGATCATACTCTACACCGTCTCTCAACACAAGATCCATTTCTCTTTCGTAATCTTTACGATAGAATTCCATCTTTCTTTCAAAGATATCTTGATCTGCGTCAAATTTTGCTAATTTTGGGTATACGTGAAAACCTAAACACTGATACACTGCCACTCTTGTGAGTTGACTGGCATTGTACATATCTTCATCTGGTTCAACTTGTCCTGATGCAAGATATTTCAAATCGTATAAACCGATCTGTTGTGTAGGCCACCATCTTATTCTTAAGTCACGAAAAACATCATTCTGTGCTTTGGTAATCTCTTGATCGAAATCAGGAATACCATAGTTTAAGATGTCTGGTTCGTAATCTTGGATGTCTGCAATAGTTAATAATGTTGCCATGTAGGGGTACTACCTCCTGTTAATTTAATGTTATGTTATCAAGTTCTGCTTGATGTTTTATTTATACAATAGTCAAAAAGAAAGGGCGAAACGAATTCCGCCCCTTCTATGTATGAGCACATTAAAAATGTACTGATATTTATTATAGGTTTGCGTCGCCTACGATACCAACACCATAAGTGTCAAATATTTCGCCAACACCATACGCCATAGAACCTACGATTTCGTCTGCTCTTGCTGAAGCGTCTCTTTGGTTTTCAACTCTTAAGTTACGTTTTACCATGTAACCTAAAGCGTCACCGTGGAATGCCGCACCTACGAATGCACCTGCTGAGTCACCAGATATAACTGTTGATTCAAAGATTTGCATTCCTGCAAGTGTTCCTACAAAACCGTTTCTCAATGCTTCATTACCTAAGTCAGATAGGTTATGATTGATTGTTGAACCAGCGTTTGTTAACAATTTCTTGATTTGGAACGCTTGTTTAGGGTGTAACACACAGTATAAAGGGCCAGATGGCACTTTATTTGTACGGAGTTGGGCCGCGGCTTTGAAAAGATCTTCAATTGAGATCTCCGCCGCGCCTGATCCTACAGTTTGTGAAAAACCTGAGAATAAAGCGGCAATATCAGTGTCAACCTTTTCTGCTAATGCAGAACCGATCTGTCTACCTATTGCTGAAGCAACATCCTCTGAAGATGATTCTTTCATCAAATCAGTTAATGTTACCATTACACCTTTTTCTGACGCTGTGATCGTTTTTGTTGTTGTCAAATCGAACGCCGCGTTAGTTAAATCTACGCCATCACCCGGAGTGGATACTGCCACCGTGGGGTATATTGGTAACTGGGCCGTGAGTCCCGCTGTACCACTCATGTCATAGTTTCTTATTAAAGGTCTCATGATTGAAGTTTCGTTCAATGTGAAAAGACCTGCTTGAACTACGTTACTAAAGAACGCTGTTCCTATTCCTGTATCTACTGCATTTGTAATTGCCATGATACTTCTCCTTTATTTTTAAACACTTACTCCGCGTGATCTCATGATCTCGCGATACCTAGCACGATGCTCAGGTATGTTCATGTTTAGGTTGTTTATGTCATCATT